AAGAGATCCATCCCCCAAAACCTTACCCACTTCGATTTCTACATTGAGTATAGCGGGTAATTTGTCCCCCAACTTAAAATCTTCATCGTCCTTCCCATACTGTTTCTCTACAGTATCAAACAAAGAGTCGATTTTTAGAGTGACAAATATTTCTGAAACATTAGGGTTTTGAATTATATAAGTGACAGGGGAAGCCCTTTCTTCTGTAACAAACTGCTCGTTTTTAGAGTTCCAAGATGAGAAATCTTTATTAAACTGATCATTTGTCCCAACACGAACCGTATCGTTACTCCCTTCATCGATAGGTAATCCTTTAGCATTTAGAGATATAACACGTTCATCTTCGCTAGGCGCGGAGGCTTGCTGCCAAGGGCCATCGTAACGACTACCCTCCATTTTGAAATTATCTTTATCTTGTTTCGTACCCCCCACGGTTAACCTTGCCAATCTTTGAACTTGACCTGAGGATTTAAATGGGCCATATACATTTTTCTCTACAGATTTGTCTATATGGACTTTATTAAAAAACTGAAACGGGTTTTGAAATTCTTTCCCGTTTCGGCTTTCTATAAGAACGTTGTTATAATTATATTTAGATAAATCTGGAACATCACTTTGGGAAAGAGATAAGTTTGTGATGGTTTTTAATTCTTTTATAATCTCATGGATTCGGAAGTAAAATGTAGCGTTACCCATGATTTCTCCTACGACATCAGAAAAAGATTCTGGAGCTTCAATAAAAATAAATATACCCCCCAAAAGATCTGAACCGGCTTGCACATTACCGCTAGAATCGCATATTGGCATTAGCAAATTTTTAACTTCCGAACCTTGAGTAAGATTAACTTTAATCTGATCACCATTTACAACTTTAGTGAAATCAAAACTGACTGATTTAGGCTCTGTAAATTTAACAGAAGTTTCACCTGAAAGTAAATCCCTATCAGGGTAATACATCAAACAATATCCCCGCCCATCGAAACACTCTTCTTGTAGTTGTTTAGCCGTCTTCTTTTGCCACTCAGTACCAAAAACAGAATTCATTTTACGACGGATCAAATTCAACATGAACTCATTTTGAACAACTCCATCGCGGTTAGGTCCATAAAGATTCCACGCCTCTTTAATTTTCTCAAAGACTTCAAACTCTGAACCTGTCTTCTGTTTAAAAAAATAGTTAGCGCTACTCAAAACTGAACCGGGGGCAGCTACAGGAAACTTGCCATTCGATTCTAAGAACTTTCCAGCTGTATTATGTTCAAAAGCTACAGCAAAATCTGATGCCCCTAAAGTATCTTTGTTAGGGAACAACGCATGGAAAGCATACCAACGAACGTCATTAAAATCTGAATCTGTGTTATCTGAATACTCCAAGAACTTTACATTGTGCAGAACGAGTCCGGGAGAGAGAAAAGCTTCTATCCCACCTACCAAGTTCGACCAACTTAATGCAAATTGAGGGTTTCTTACATTTAGCCTTTTAACGGATTGAGATATGCTAGCTCCTTCATCATCTAAATTATTAAAGCTATTTATCGTCAAAGAGACCTTCTTTAATTCTGTTACAGATTCTTGATAATCAATATCAACTTCACTATCTAACCCTATAGAAACAGCGGTATTATCCAAATAAACGCCCCTAGATATGTAATTTTTAGGTAAAAGACTCCCTTGAGTGTCTACCAACCCTTCAATAGGCCCATCAGAGATAAGATCTAAAGTCTCAAGAAAGCTAAAAGAAGAGCCAAACTGAAAATCTCCTATTTTAGGAGGATTCAAAACCGCAGGTTTAACATCAGGCTGCTTACTGCCAGCGCCATGTAGTTTGTTTTTTCTAGATAGGTGATTCATTTTATTACTTAGATCCATCTGAGATTTCTACATTAAAGCTTGATTGATCTGCTGTCATAGCGTCAACAGGGTTTAATGTCTGAGGTACAGATTTAATTGAAGATTGGATAACGCTAGAACCTACTTTTAAACGACCATAACCAATTGGCAGGGGAGATCCTTGAGCTGTAAGGTTAATTTGACTACCGCTAAATGTCAGAGACCCCTGATCTGACCCTACCGTGGACTCGCCGCCATCAATAGTGCCGGGGTCCATAAGCGCGTATTGAATAAGGGCAGAACCCAAACCTAAAGCCAATCCTATTAGCAACTCAGTTCCAGAACCAACAATAAAAGGAACAAAATCTATCTCTTTGGGTGTTTTTTGATTTAAAAAGGAATCTTTATTCAATCTTTTTCTATTCACAAGTAGTTCATAACTAAACCCCTGCTTTTGCAAATCTACGACAGTTTTTCTAAATCCATCTTTATTGGCGTCTATAGCTCTAACCACATCTCTTGGTTTATCAAGGTACATCTTAAATACTTTACCGTATTTTTGTGCTAAAATTCCGTGGAGCCTAATAGTTGTCATAATCTGCCTTAAACCTGTTATATGTAATTACATCTATTTCCAAGTTTTGTGGCTCATAAAGATGAAATTTTTTACTTTCTGTGCTATATATGAGAAAAGGTATGCAACAATTGTCAGACATTTTCACATCAAACTCAGAAGGTTCCTCATCTCCGTTGATATGACTGTGATAAACTGATACTAATTCGTATCTATCTTTGAAGATTAAATACTCCAAAGGGTCTATCATAAAGTGTTGGGAAGGATTATCAGCTATGTTTTTTTGATGCTGAACGACATATTGATTTTTTTCTTGATTAAACCCTAAAAAACCACAGATCTCTAAATACGCATTAGATTCTGAAGTGTCTACAATATCTTGAAAAGATTCTTTTAAATTCATATGCTTTGAGGTCCAGATCTATAGTCATAACCGTCCGTTCCGGGGAAACCCCCAAAAGGTAATACGTAGTCAGCATTTTGGTTAGGGACAAAATCTTCAAATGATGCTTCGGTATACTGAATGGTTCTTTTTTCAAAAAGGGATAGAGCTGAAGAAGCTCCATTAGCAGTGCCATCAGGTTGCGAGACGAGTGGAAAACCCGTAAGATCATTATTAGCTCCTATATGTTCATCTAACAAGACTAACTCATTGTTTTGGAGACCCGTCTCCATATCATACCAAGCGACAAGATTTCCATCCCCTGTCAAACCCGCCAAAGCTCCCGTGGCTTGATTGTATCTTATGGGTACATACTGGGAATAATCACTTGCTTTTTTTTGTAAATTATTGTCTGTTAAGTAATAATCGTCGTTAGAAACTGATCTATTGGTCGCTAAATTTACAACCTCATCATCATTAAGTTTCCTCCTCCAAATACACGTTTGCGCTATATCGCCAGCAAAAGATAATTTTTCATTGAAAGGCGGAGATACTAATCTGGCGTCGCCAAACAAAGAAAACTGAAATGGCGACACAAAACTAACAGAATCAATAATCATCCTATCTGAAAAGATGACAGCTCCATACTCATTTCTATCAGGGTTAACTAAAATTTCTATTTTACGCACCCCATCTAAGATGGAGCCCCTAATGCATATGAAATGAAATTTATTTTCATCTGCGAATTTACTTTTAGCTTTATAAATTTCATTAGTGTTCGCAGTCGTCCTAGTAACAAAATCCAAGTCAAAGCCTTTTTCCGAATCTTCAGTGTTTTGAGATGAAAAATGAAGGTTGGCTGCTACAGGACTACCTAAAAGATTACCGTTGGTAGGGTGGAATTGAATTTGGTCGTTAGTAGGTCTATCAATTTTATTAGTGGCGAGGATTGAAGGGTTGGTAAATACGCCGTTATCATCAATATGCTGTCTAGATCCTCTAGCCCATAGAGTGACAGTCCATTGATAAGGATTTTGAGTGTTAAAAGGATAAAGCAAATCCCCTTCATCACTTAAAAAAACAGCAGCAGCACCCCTCTTTAAATGTATATAATTAAAAGACGCTGAAGAAGAGCCAAAAAAAACTTTTTTTAAACTATCGCTAGAAAAACGTTTCTGGCAAGCTTCTATTTTTTTAGTGCATCCATCTTTTTGCCAGTGAGATGGGTTATCCTCAGGGTATTGCCCTCCAGAATGAGACTTAACACAAACATACCAAACTTTATGGTATATAGGATCACTAAACTCGTTCCTATCTAGGATAACACTTTTGTTTTCTAAATAAACCGCATCTCCCGCTGTATAAGACTTGTTAGGTTCATAAAATTTGTTTTCAGAATCAAACTCATCATTAATATTTAAAGCTACAGGAACCCCGTTAGAGTCTAAAAAAGATTCCCCATTATCTTTCTCCACAGGTTTACCTTGATATCTACAGCCTAAGCCTCTATACTGCCAATAACAATACTTAGCGTTGACAGTCCTGTGGTTAACATCAAAATTATCTAAATCTAAAGGTAAATTCAACTCAAACTCCACAAAAGCTTTGTTTTCTTGGACTTTTTGACCTATTAGATATTTCTCTTCAGATATTTCAGACTCTGAATTAGCTAAACCAAAAGGGTTTGAGCCATCAAAGTTTGAATCATCTAAGTGTTTTATAAAGACCTTTTTCCTATAAACTTTAGCGTTTTTAAAATCTTTATATTTATCAAGGAAATAAGTTACCAGCTTGTCTGTATTGGCTATTTTAATCTTGGGCCTTGGCAAAGTCCCATCAGCAAACACGCCAAACCCTTCAGATTCTACAGGAATAGGTATATACTGTATACCCTGCCAAACTACATTGCCGCCAAAAACAGAACCTCCATGAAAAGTGAAAAAAGCTGAAGGCGCATTGATAGTATCAGGGTAAATTTTATACAACTCCAAGATCGCAGTCGGTTGTAAATCCAACAAACTCCTTGCTACCTCATTTTTACCTTCAGACGCCATGTTTAATATTACACTTCTTTTACTATTATAACCTGTAGAAATGATAATTAAACAATTAATCAACAAGTCTGAGGCTTGGGAAGACTTTAAAAATTTCTGTCTGAGATCTAAACCTTATAAAGCTTTTTGTATTGGATCTAGGCGTAT